GCGGATGACCTTGAGCGTTGCGTCATTCATCAGCCACACGGCGCGACCGCGGTATTCGGTCTTCAGAGAGTGGTACGTGTCGATGATCTCGTCGGCAGTAATCGCATTCGTCGCCGCAGCAGTCACGCCGACCTGTCCGCCGATCATGACGCCCTGCGGAGCAGACGATCCGCCGCCGGTTGCGAAGTCGGTGTTTTCCGCCTTGATGAAGCGATTCACGGCGTCGGGCGCAAGCACCTGGTTGAAGACGTCGATGCGCGAGTCCGCGAGAAGTTCGTCCGTCGCCAGCGACAGCGCCGTGTACTTGAACGGAGTAAATTCGACTTCGCCGATGGTCGGATATTCCTCGGAGAACGAGGTGCTCTCGGCCTTGATGATTGCCGCGGTCGTTGCGTTGGTCATCGTCGGAACACGGAAGCTGTTCGTGCCGCTGATGTTCAGCACGCGCGCGCCAGCCGTGCGAAGCACGGAGCCCTCGTTGATCGAAGTGATCAGCTCATTCGAATAGCTGCGCGGGACGAGGTAGCCACCGTCGGCGGCAGTCGTCTCGTTCGCGGCCTTGAATGCCGAAGCATCGCCGTAGCGCATGTACTGCTCGAACGCCTTCGCCGCAATGTCGGCCTTCGCATCGGCGCTGTCCGAGCCCTTGCCGGTGTTGATGTTGAACGCCGGGCGCTGAGCTTCGACCAAGCGCTTCTCGAGGTCGGCGAGCTGCGCCTTTACCGCGCTCATTTCGTCGTTCTGCGGAGCCGCTTCCGCCTGCTTGTTGTCTTCCACAATATCTCCCTTCGCAGCCGTCACGCCGTCATAGACAGTCGCGTCGTTCTGCGTTTTGATTGGTTCTTCTTCGTCGATCTGCATGAGCATCTCGTCAAGCGTCGCCTTCATCGCCTTCAGCCGTTCGCGATTTTTCACGTTGAACGTCTTGCCTGCTTTGGCGGCGTCTTCGCCCGAGTCTTCTGCGTCGACCTCTTCAAACAACGCTTTAGCCGCTGCCATTGCGACCGCGCGTGGATTGACTGCTGCGTTTGCCGTCTCCGCGTCCATCAGCGACAAGGCGAAGATCGGCCATGCCGAGACGTGTCCCGGCTTCCCGACGATCCCATGAGGACGCACCAGGTGCGCGCTGGAATCCGATGACGCGCGAGCGGCGCCGGCTTTTGCTGCGTCGTAGACGTCCTGCGCTTTTTCGTGCGCAGCGTCCAGCGTGACGCGGAACATGTGCCCGGCATCGGTGACGCCGCTGTAGACGGCACGGCCGAGGCGCTTCACTGATTTCGCAGCGCGCTCCGCGAAGCCGTGGTAATACAGCGCGGGGATTTCGTCTCCCTGCGCAAGGCCGATGTCCGTCGACCTGTCGAACACCTGCCCCTGTCGGTCGGTGCCGAAGGGAAGGCCGAGCACTTCCAAAACCATCTCCCCTACTGCTTTGACTGCACTATTTTCGAACATATGTTCTATCCTCCCCTTCGGAAAACACTATACCATTTATCGCGCTGTGCCGCCGCGATTTGATCGATCGAGGATGCGCTCGGCGATAAGCTTGCCGATTCGTTCGTAGAGATCGCTGCGTGCGTCGGACATTTTCAGCCACGCCTCGGCGACGAAGTTGCGCGGCTTCATTCCGCGAACGCTCTTCGCGCGAATCCACTTGCCGCTGCCGTCCTGCCACGCGAGCATCTTCGGCTTGCCGTCTGGAATCGGCTTTGCTTTCTTGCCAGCAGCAACGCGCTTCTCGTTTGCGTAAACCGCCTTCGGCACAATGCGTCGTCCACGTGGCCCCCATACGCCAGTGCCGAACACGATCCAGTCCAGCAAGTTCTTAGGCCGATCCTTCGCATACCAGTTCACGCGCAACTCGCCAACATTCGGCCCGGACTTCTTCAGCGAATACGTGAAGCCCTGCGCGAACAAGCCCTTCTTCTCCGGCGCAAGGTCTTGAAGCATCTTCACCTGAGCGCGGCCGTATTTGTCCAGCTCGTTCAACGCGATTTCCAGATTCTCTTTTTTCGCCTGCGTCAGCGCGCCCTTGTAGCGCTTGAGTTTTTCAGGTCGAACTAGGAACACTTCAACGGGTTTAGGCATGTCGCACCATCACAGTGTCTGCGGCATAGGCCTTGCCAGCGATCGCGAACACGGGCACCTTCACCGACGCCTTCACGCCGTCATGAATCCCGCCACGATGCAATGCTTCGATGATGCCCAGCTCGTCGCCGTCGAGCGTCTCCGCTACCAGGCCAACAGGATCAACGTAGGGAAGCGCCTTCGTCTCGGCCGGGTATTCGCGCTCAATGCGATTCACCCATGCCTGCCCAGCGTCGCCACCCCACAGCAGCCACGCGATGTATCCGGGTGACGGGTTGTCGTCGTTGCCGAAGTCCTCGGCCTGCTTGTCGACTTCGTGACGAGCAAAATAGCTCAGCATCCGATTGATGGTTTCTGGCGGAATGCGCTTGCCGTTCGACAAGTCGCGCGCGCGAGCAACGCCGACCATCGTTCCACCACGCCCGAATTCCTCGCGAAGCTTCAATCCTTTTTCTGCCGCACGCTGCACGGCCTGCGGAGGCGTCCATGGATCATCGATCGACGTGTCCACGGCCTTCACGACCGGCAGATTCTCGACTGCGTCATTCGTCGCCGGCTTCGGCTCAGCACTGCCGAGCAGCTTATCCACTGCGCTCGTTCGGCGACGCTTCGGCATCGTCGCGCCGTTGGATTCAATGATCGTCATCGCGTCCGTAAGGCGCTTCTTGAGACGATCGCGCAATTTGCCGATGCGTTTCTTGAGCCTGTCGTCCGCGTTTGCCTCGGCTTCATCGAGCCGCTGAATGTCCTCGGTCATCGATGCTTCTACTTCGCGCGCCTTTGCAACGCGACGATCCATCATGCGCTTCTTTGCTTCAGGTGTTGTCGCGCGCTTCCGCTTCGAAGACGATGCCGCCGATTCTCCGCCACCCTTCGGCGCAAACTGTCCGCCCTTGCGCTCTACCTTCGTTTCGTCGAAATTGCCGTCTGCCTTCGCTGCGTCTTCGCTAAGGATGGCGTCGATTTCTGCGTCGATTTCGCTGTCCTCGGCGTCGAATGCATCCATCTCGTCGTCCGCGTATTCCTCGTCTTCCATCTCCTCGCCTTCAACGGGTGCCGCTTCCATCGGCGCAGGCTCCGGCTTCGGAACGGTCGTCAGCATCGACGCTACCTGTTCGTCCGTGAGATTTGGCGCAGCGATTCGCAGCAGCGTGGACGCAGCAGGCGCAGTGATGGCACCAGCGCTAAACGACTGCATGATCGCCATGAGCGGAGCAGGATCGGCAACGACGTCGGCCTGAGACGCTTCCATCATGATGCGATCCGCTGCGACGTCATCGCTCTTCTCGAGCCCTGCAATATCGCGCGCTTCGTTAACGCTGGCGAGGTTGCTGGCATTGAGCGCGATCGCACGCTGCACGCGAGAATCATTGTCCTCGCGCATCGCTGGAATCTGCGACAAGTCGTGCTCGAAATACATCCCGGCGCGCTGCGTGTCTGGCCATTCGGCGTGCAGCAGACTGTAGGTGAGTTCCTCCGCGATGAAGGCGCACTCGTCAACGGCAAACAAGTCCCACAACGAGCGCATCTGCACGCTGGCGTTTGCCAAAACCGACGCATCACGGAAGTCGCCTGCTGCCGCAGGAGGCACGCGATACGGCGCCATGATCTCTTTGGCGATTCGGTGCATCCGCTCTTCACGCTGCATTTCGCTGGAACTGAATGCATCACCGCGCCAGTCGAAGCCGGCACTTACGTGCATGTCGCGTCCTGCGTTGTTCGGATTCTTGCGCCAGCGATCCCACTCGGCGCGCGCGCGATCGAAATCAGCCTGGATCGTTTGCGGAGGGTGAATCACCATTCCGCCCTTCTGCCCGCCGCGACGGTCAATGCTGGCCTGCGCCGTGTCTGCGAGGTTGTAGCGGTTGATGGCGTCGAGCGCAACGCTAGTCGGGCTGTCCGCCTCAACGTCACCTTCGAGCGACGGGTAATTGATGTCGATTACATCGGCGCGCGGGATGAGCGTGTTCGTCGGCAGCCACGTGAAGCCCCTGATCCACTCGCGCGAGTCTTCTTCAATTTCAAGGAAGTTCATCGGCAGGATGTACAGCTCTTTCACGCCAGCGCCAACGCCGCGCACTTTCTGAATGATGCATCGACCGTGCAATGAAAGCTGCTGCTCAATGCCGCGCCGAAACGAACGCGCGTTCAAGTTCACGGGATTCACGACCTGCAACAAGTCGAGCACCGGGTGATTGTCGATTTCCTGCTTTTCGTCGCCGACGCCGCGGTAAAGCTTCATTGGCGCTTGAGCAACAGCAGCCATGCGCGCCTGCACGCAGTTGTAGGCCCAGACGTTGTGCTTCACCGCGCCGATGCGACCAGTCGGTGAGTCGCCGTATTCGCCACTCTCCGAGACTGTGTCGGTGTTCCAGACGTTGCCCCACCATGCAGGCTTCTGCAGCGCTTTGGCGGCAATGCCGTCGTCGCCGCGTCCGAAGATTCGATCAATGATCCCCATAAGTTATCCTCCGAACATCGGCATGTTTCCGCACGCTGTCCATGCGAGCGCTAGGCTCATTACCGTGTCATCATGCACGCCATCAGGCGCGCCGTATCGCATTTGACCGCTGGGGAGGCGTTCACCTTCGTACGCTTCGAGTTCGTCAATCAGCGTCTTGTCGTCGTAGATCGCAATCGAGCGATGGTCGAATGCTGCCGCAAGCGCTTCGATGATCGCTGCCTTGCTGGTGTTGGAGGTGTTGAAATCTCGCACGCGGATGCCCTCCGCTCGCAGCATGTCGTTGTTCGGCTTGCCCATTGCGTTACTTTCAGCGACGATCATGTAGACGCCGAAGCGCTCACACGTTGCAGCAATTCGCGCGCGCTGCAGGCTGTATTCGGTGTTGGTGAATCTGTCGATGCAGACGACTTCGCGCGTCACCTGGTCTACGATCGTCAGCACGGTGTAGTCACCGCTCAGCGCCCAGTCAAGCCCGGCAACGTACGTGCGATCCTGCACCGGCGCGTCAATCTTCACCGAGCGCACAGCGTCGCGCACACCGCGGAACACGCCTCCGCCATCGTCGACGAATTCGGCCATCCACTCTTGCCGGAACGTGCGATCACTGACGGCTTCCCGCGCGCGCTCAAATGCGTCCTTGATTTGCGGATTCGGATTGTCCGACGTCGGCGCTTGGAAGCTGGCGATGCGATCCGTGTGACGCTGCCCGCGCAGCCACTCACGGTAGAACCAGTTGCGGCCGTGAGGCGTCGAAATCAGAACGGCAGTGCCTCCGCGATCCGCAAGCGTCGGCTGAATTACGTCAGTCCACGACTCTTCAGACACGCGCGAAGCC